AATAAAAATTCACATTTCCCCCGCCTATTTTTCCTGCGGCGGCAGTCTTCCCCTTTATTTCGGCCTGCCATGAAACCGTTTCTTGGAATGTTCGAAATTGGATTTCGTCGGCAGAAGTCTCAAAATATATATCCTGAGACTTAAAAAAATCTCCTGTTTTACCATACTTATACCCTTTAAAGGTATAACTATCGACAGAATTTCTGCCAGGCTTTTTATATTCTTTCAAAGTTCCCTTTCCCGATAGTTTTTTCAGAGAAATACCTAAGAGTTTAGTTTTATCGGTACTTGAAAATGCTCCCGCCAACTCTGCGATTTTATTATTTAATTCTCCCCATGTAGAGGTAAAGTCTTTTAGTGGATTATCAGTAGTCGGGAAAGTTGACATCCAAATATCGCCAGGATTCCACTTATCATTTGAAAAAGTGCCGGGCGCTTGAGTCTCAAAGGATTTTTTATCTTTATCGTGACAAGCTTTCTTTGCAGCATAAATTTTATTCATAAAGGCCGATCCACGATGAAAATATACTTTTCCCTGAGTTCTCGAACCAAATTCTGCATATAATTTATTTGCAGTATCGGCGAAAATATCTCTTTCGTCATTTCGCCAGTCTTGAGGACAATTTTTCAGACAATGATCCAAAGATTTTGAAGTATTACAAAACTTGGCCACACTCTTCAACTGTGCATCTGATACAGTCTCTATTTTTGATATAGATGAGTTAAAAATATAAGCAGAATAGTAACATTGTAAACATTCTACAATTTCTGTCAACTTATCACCGCCACCAGAACCGGACGTACCGCCGCCGAAATCACCATCTTTAAATACTTCAGTTATTTTTGCAACACCTGTTTTTTTCTGAGAATTTGTCCAATATAAAACCAGTGCATTTTCATCAAAAGAAACTCCCGTCACCTTCTTACCTGTTTGTTGTTTTCCTAGTATAAAAGGTTTCTTGTCTTTTATTTTTAATTGAAAAATTTCAGGTCGAGTCCTGCTGGCATAAGGGCCACTTTTTGCAGTATTGCCCATGTCTTTTTTTGATAGTGCCGGCATTTTCTAGTCGCTCCTTTTTACTCTATATTTATAATGTATCAGACTTTATCATAAGAGTCAAGAAAAAAGACGCACTAGGCGTCTTTTATTTTATTTCTACATATAATGTAAATATGTTCCAACTATATATTTGTCATTAGAAATCGCCGGTTGTCCCGAATGAGGGTGCGTCCAAAATGGGGGAAAAATTGCAAGTCTACCCTTCTTTGCTTCAATACTGGTATTGTAATCGGGGAATGCAGTCTGACCACCTTCTTCAACATCATTCAAATAAAAGAAACAAACCAAGAATCTACGGGCTGAAGCATAGTCTCCGACATCAGCGTGATATTTAAAATCATCTTCACTACCCGCAACATACTTTTTCATGCGTACTTCTTCGTTGTGACACTGACTTGGAAAAAATACAATATTATTATGTCTGCGATAACTTTCGACATATTCAGAAACTTTGCCCAATAAATACATGGAAGCTTCTTCAAACTCAGATCCGAGTTGCGGATTAAAGAAATTCAATTCTGTGAAACTTCTAAACTCTGGATGTACTGTTTTTTGATGCAATGATTCTTGTTCATCAAACATACCAATTAATTTATCGCACCATTCATCTTCTAGTGCATTATCCCACACAGAAATAAATGCATGATTTCCGTCAGGCGGTTTTACCGAAAAAGTTTCTTCATCGACCTCAAAGTGATGTACTTCGGCGCCTTCGGGCAAATCTTCTTCTGTTTTATTTTCTACTTTATCTGTCATATTTTAATCTCCACACTTCCTATTTTTTTAGAGTTATTTGAAAAATTATTTGAGTAGTCCTGACTCGAACCACTGTTGTCGATTATTTCATCTTGAGCAGAATTTTCCACATCATATAATCGCATTTTAGGCCTGTCAATTCCTATCACAAATCTTTTATAATTGTTTAAATCGTTATAACGATTTTTGAGCTGTTTTACTAATACTTGATTTAATTCTTCCAATTCTTCTGTCGCTATTAATGCAAACATTAAATCGGCAGTCGCAGGCAATCCAAATGATTCGGATGTGTCTGTAAGTTCTACATCACTACTATTATATCCGCTTCGGGTGGTCTGCGTAGCACTCATAATCGGCACATTGTGTTCGACCGCAAGACCACGCAATTCTTCTGCGATAGACTTAATAAGTGTATATGAGTTTGCACCAGAACCGGCTTTAATCCTAGAGGACGAACATATATTTAGGTAGTCAATATAGATGACATCTGGACGAAAATTCTTTTTGAGAGACAATTCATTCAGTAAATGTCTAAAGTGATTTGCGTTGGCAACCGCTGTCGGATATTCTTTTACGATTAGTTTTCCGCTTGCGACCTTTCTTGTTAGATTATCTATCTTACGACAAAAAGTATCATAAGGCATTTGAGCGACATCTTGAATATTAGTATTCAACAAATTTGCGTCAATACGTTCTGCAATCTTTTCTTCCGACATTTCACATGTAATGTATAGGACATTCTTACCCATCAACAAATGATTTGCCGCAAGGTCACACATAAACAAAGATTTACCAACACCAGTACCGGCGAGACAAATGTTAAGAGTTTTCTTTGACAATCCACCCTTAGTAATTTTGTTGAATAAATCAAGATGAAACTCGATTTTTTCTTCTACACGTTGATAAAATTCATATCGGGCCTCAAAATCATCTATAAAATCATGTCCGATATTACTATCAAATGACACGCCCAATGCGTCCTGTAGCATTTTCGGCAACTGTCCCTTATTTGCAGGTTCGTCATTTAAAATACCAATCGACTTCATAACAGCATTATATAATGCACGATCTTGACACCACTTTTCAGTCACATCAATTTGCCATGCACTATTTCTATGGTCGTCTTTATTCTCTTCCATACTCTTGATAGTTGATACCGATTCCGTATATACGTTTTCGCCAACATTCAATTCATCCAAAGAGATCAGTAATGAATCCCTAGTTGGATTTGTATTATACTTTTCAATGTGATGTTGCACCATATCAAATATCACTTTATTTGATTCGGTTACAAAATATTCCCTTTCAATAAAAGGCAGGGTTTTTCTCACATATTCTTCGTCCGAAAAAAGACAATTCAATACTGTTTGTTCAGTCAATTCCATTAAGTTTATTCGCTTCCTTTATCAATCTTTCAGATTCTTGTTTCAAATGTTCAGCCTGTCGTTTCAAACTCTCAGACTTTTCTTTATCAGTCAAAGTATTAAATAAAGACATTGTAGTTGGTTCTTTATCTTCTGTTCCGTATACTGCACCCCATTTATCTTCTGGACATGCAATATTTGCAATTTTCGCCTTTGCGGGCATAAAACACCCACAAGATTTACACATCTTTATAGTCGGTTGAAATTGGTCACATGATTTACATATGGCCAATCTCTCCTGATACATATATTTTGAGGCAAATAATTTGCTCATCCACCTACCCTGTACTTGGCAACGATCCAATCATTGAATTTTGTGTCGGCAAGAATAGGTTCCCAAAATTCTGCACTATGGGTTTCCTTTTCGCGGAATTTCTTTTCAATGACTTCTCCGGTCTCCATATCGACATGTTGTAACCATGCCCCAGATCTTAATAATACACCATAACCTAGTGCCATGTCAAGTAATCCAGAGAATTTATCTACGCCCTTTTCCCATGAAACTGAGATAGGAATTTTAGATTTTTCTTTTACAAACCGCGACTTTTCAACATTAATTACAAAGTGATATCCAGCAATCTCTGTGCCCACTTTATCCTGTTGACGGCCAATAATCCAAATGGTATCTGCACTATAATACATACCAGTACCACCAGATACAACCTTAGTGGGGAACATACCCTGAGAGTCGTATGTGTGGTTGATAGCAACCATAGGAATGTCCTTCATCGTTAGATGGGGTGTAATCATACGAAACAACGACTTAAACTGTTTAGCGCGTGTCATGTCCGCTGCGCTACTACCTTTCTCTGCATCATCGACTTCTTTCTTAGATGCCAAGTTACCAACCGAATCCACCATAATGAATACTTTGTCGTCCGTATCTAATTCTTTTAATTGTGATACCATATCAAATTTGAGTTCTTCTAAATCTGTAACCGGAACATGTACGATTCGAGTTGTGTCGATTTCGAAAATATCAAAGTATGCTTGCGGTGTACCAAATTCTGAATCATAAAACAAAACAATCGACTCTGGATTGGCGTCCATATATGATTTCATCATAATCAGACCAAATGCAGTCTTAAAATGTTTTGAAGGCCCTGCGAGCATTGTAAGTCCAGATGTAAATCCGCCATTTAATGTACCAGAGAATGCAATATTCATTGCTGGAATGTGTGTCGGGGTACTGGTTTTATCATTTAAGTATTTTGATTCTGATAAGACATTTACCCTACCGTCTTTGAAAGAAGAGTTCTTTCGTAGTTTACTCATTAGTCCTGTAGCCATTTATTTCTCCTATTCGATTCTTTCATTATAACATAAAATATTGGGTTTGTCTAGTCTAAAAATTCACCTAATGGGTTTATTTGTTCAATTCTTTCTTGACAGATTTTAAAATAATCCTCTGATTTCTCAATGCCAATAAAGTCAAACCCCAAGTCTTTTGCTGCCATACCAGTAGATCCAGAACCCATGAATGGATCAAGTACAGTACCACCTTTAGGTGTGACAAGCCGCACCAAGTATTTCATTAATTCTTGCGGTTTAACTGTTGGATGTTTGTTGTTCTCACCACGTTCTTTCTTTGATACTTTTGGGCAATAGAAATACCTTGCAGCAGAACCTTCCTCTGTTACGAACCAACTTTTTTCCTCTTGATTAGGTATTCCATCTATAAAATCACCACCACTTCTTTTATAACTCATATGTCTAGTGTTTTTATTTTTAGGAAATATATCTTGCACTACATCACTACCATCGTGCATTATATTTGCTGGGAATCTACCCTCAACATCTTCATCAGATTCAACCCGACTAGCATCAATATTGATAGCACCAGTTCTGTGTTTCAACACATTCTTGGCAACAGTACTTTCAGATATTGGTTTTCGCCCGACTGCAATCGGTTCGTGTGCTGGTTTGAGTGCAGTACCCCAACCTTCCCATTCATTACAAACTTCTCTTATTTCTTCATATTTTACTGCACCAATTTCTGTAGGTTGATAATCATTTTTATGTTGGTTTCCTCTGCCGCCACTTGCATTTGCACCCCACATTTTTTTTTCTCCAACAACTTTACCCACATTACCCAGTGTCTTATCAACATTTTTTCCAATATTGTGAGACTTAGGAAATCCACTTCCATACAACCACATCATTTGATCACGAATTTCAAACCCAGCATCCTCAATCGCAACCGCCATTCTATGATAATTGCGTGAAGCAGAAAATGCAAGTAGATGTCCACCTGGCTTCAATAATTCCCAAGCAAGTCTCCAAGTCTCGGCACGAAATGCAACATCACCACCGTCCCACTCTTGACCCATAAATCCACCAGCAGACATTCTTGCATAACCGTCACCGCGAGCTCTCGCTCTTTCTGAAGTCTTAGTATCATCGCTCAGAGATGTTTTTCCAAATCTGTCTACGATAGATTGTAGATGATATGGTGGGTCTGTAACTACCGCATCAACTTGAACGCCTTGGTCAATTAATTTCTGCATTTCTTCAATACAATCGCCGTTAATAATCATCTATTTCTCCTAAAAAAAGTCGTCTATTGTAAATCGTTTTTCTACATCCCAACCAATCGCATCTGTCACCGATTTGACAGGTTCTAAAAATGATTTGTCGAATTGTTTTGTTTTGTCTATAAATCTGTCCAGATCAAACTCTTTTGGCAACACATTTTGAATTGCAATAGTATTGTTTCCGATAGGATTGGGCTCTTTGAGATACACAAATTTAATCTTTTCACCTTCTTTAACAAGCGGATGCGTCATTTCTAAATTATGTTTCTTGATTAGTCTGTTGAAGTGAATGACACCCTTCACATGAATTGGTGTGCCCTTTTTGAATAATTCAACTGGACATTCATACTTTTTCAGACCGTTTACACCTCTTGGAAAACATATATCTTCGACTGGCAGTGTGTTGAACTCTTCTCTAAATTGATTGATAAATGTAATCAACTGTTCGTTGTTACCATTCATAATAACTTTGAATATTTCTCGCAGTTTTTCACGACAAGCAGCAGGAGTAGAAGAACGCACAGCCTCAATACCCATGATTTTAAGTTCCGGTGTCTTATATCGCACACCTTCATTATCGTGTACATTAAGGATATATCGTTTCTTTGCAGTCCACAAACCTTTAGATGCAATGACTTCGCGTTTCATTTGCATCTTCTGCTCATATGCATTCATATAGTCAGCAAGATCTTGATAACTCTTATCAATAAACGGTTCCAACTTTTCCGAAGCAATAGTGTCAAGGAAGTTAATGATCTTGGCCTCGCCACCTTCTGTCGCAAGTACCTTTTCCGTATCAAACACCTTGTCAACCAAGTCGCCAAGACGGATGTAAATCGCATCCGTGTCGGAAGCAATAACGTAGTTAATTTTTTCATCATTTTTGAGAACCTTGTGCAAATAGTCGTTTACTTTGTTTTCGATCCATCTAATACTTAGTTGTCCAGAAAGAGTGATAGATTCTGCCTGTCGAATATCGTAATATCTAAAATACTGATTACCCAACGCACCATAAGCGGAGTTCAACAAAATCTTTGCAGCCATCTGTTTATTGTGCAATTGAGAAATTCGTTTCTTGAGATAGACAGGATCGCCACCGTCTACTAATTCCTGCTTGCACTTAAGCATTTCTCTTTTTGAAATAACACGTTCGTCATACATATTTTTCATAAGTTTGGGCAGAAACCCCTTCTTATCATTATTATATAACACGCCAGATGGAGTTAGAGAAACATTTGCAGCGCGACACTGAGAAGTATCGGTTTTCATTTCCAATAGTTCGTTTACGTTTGTATCGAGTCTATCGGTATTGACCAATGTTTCTGGACTGATATTGTATTGCATAATCAAATGTGGATACAAACTATTCAAATCGAATGACAATACCCAATCGTGTACGCCTAGTTGTGGTTCTTTAACATACGCGCCAACATAAGCGTCAGACTTGTGTTGTCTAGCCTTGGGTGGTACAACCACATTGTCCTTTTTAAGAATATGAAATGCAATCGAGTCCCATGTTCTGATTGGAGACATGACCTCTTCAAAATTAATTTTTGCAGAATAAGCAACTGTTATCAAAAGATCTAGAAGTTTCATCTTTTCATCTAGTTTATCTACCAATTCTACATCGATAATATTGTAGTCGATATATTTTTGATAATCCTGTTTATAGAATAGGTGCATTGCAGAAAATTCAGAATGGTCTAGTTTTTTCTTGCCCAATTCTACAAAGGCGATATGATCGAGTCTATA